CGCGCCTCGGTTTCGGGAAGAAAGCCAAGCGGGCCCTTCCGGTGGAGGAGCCCATCATTCTCGGCGTGCCGATGTACGACGACGGGTTCCGCTACTCCCGAAGAGCGCTCCGCACTGTGCTCCAGGGTTGGGGCTCACCGAGCACCCCGATCACGGAGCCGTCCATCAACCGCCATCCCCGCGGCCTCCGCCTCGAGGACGGGCTCCGCGGCAGCCGCGTCCGCGACGCCAACAGCAACGTGGCGGTCTACGGTTACGGACCTCCCGTCAGCGCGACCCACGGGGGGGCCGCAGTCGCGCAGGCCAACTTCCGCGCGTCGGTTGTCGGCCTGAGCGTGGCGGTTATCCCCCGTGAGAGCTCGGTGTTCACCGAGGCGACTGATCACGCCCTCGCCCGGTACTTCTCCCGTGGCGAGCACCTGCCCCGGACGCGCAAGGCGGATGTCGACATCCGCCACGACATCACGGACATCCTGGTGAGCGCAGGGATCCGCCTCCCCACGGAGGCGGTAGACCGGGAGGTCACTCCATACTCCGCGGGGATGGGGGGCGGCTATTGGGTGCCCAACGAAACACCGATGGCGCTGCGCACGCACATCCGCTCCTGGCTTCTCTGGAACGAGAGCACGCGCGCAGCGGCAATCAGTCTCCAGCAGCCTTCGAATCTACCCGCCGGGGTGGTGGCCATCGCTGGCTGGGTACCGTACCCCACGCCTGATCAGGCCCCGCCAGCCGACCCATCCTGGGGGCCCGCGGCGGCGGGGGAGCTCGGCGAGCTTCCGTGGGAGCGCGAGCTGCTCGCGCAGTGGGGCGTGGTGACGCGGATCGGGCTCGCCGCGTGTGACGCCCTGGGGAGACGGCATCTCGTCGCTATCTCGGATTCCTCCACCTTCGAGATCGCCGGGGGCACGGAGAACGACTCCCCGTACGTGCGCTGGCGCGACCGCGAGCACCGGGCGCCGTTTCTACGAAGGGACGCCATCCGCGCGTCGGTTCCCGGTGGTTTCATCACGACCAAGGAGTCGAAGCTGCTCGCTCGGGTCGTAATCGCGCACCGACACGCCCTCACGGGCTGGCGGCTCGCCGCGGAGGGCGCGCTCCCCTTCCCAGACATCATGTCATACGATCTGGAGGGGCCGATCGCCCTCCCCAGCTCGGATGCCACCGCCACGGAGATCCTGACGATGGCGGGCATCTTGCTCGGGGTTCCGGACCTGCGGGCCGCGGTGATCACGACCCAGACGGCCTCCGACCGCGTGGCGGGCCCGCCCCCGCAAATGGGCGGAGCGGGCGGTGCCGCCACGTGAAGACTCTGGGTCCGGAGATGGACCGCCGCGGGGCTGTGTTCGTGGGCGAGCCCGCCCTCGGTCCAGCCCTGCGGTCCTATTGCGGCAAGAAATACCACCGCCGCGTCCCGACGGAGGAGTGCGCCTGGTACACGGACAAGGAGGGCTGGCGTCGCGTCTCTCAGCCTCTGTTCGACTACGAGGCGCGGGTCAACAGCCGACGGCTCCACCCGCGCCCAGGATTCACCGACCGCGAGGTGGAGCTCGCCGCGCAGGCGGAGTCCGAGCAGACCCTACCCGCTCACGCCTACTGGCGGACCCCTCTCCACGGCCTTGGCCTTCAGGAGGCAAGCCTCGTTCGCGCCTTCGGGTCGGCCGAGCTCGAGGGACAGGTCTACGAGATGGCGCTCGCCATGCTGAGCGAGCTCAGCGCCCGCGTGGACTACACCGACCAGACGCTGTTCCCCCGCTGGGAGGACATCCCCATCCCCATCGGCCGCGCGGGCGGCTGGCCAACGTGCCATCCTGGCGCGGCGGGGGATGAGGCGTTCCGCTCGTTTCGCCCATCTCTGGGGGGGAGACTCCCTCTCCAGGAGGTCATCCCCTGGCTCCAGCGCGACGCCGCCGGCGTCATCCAGGGGCCTCTCGGCCCGGAGCCCTTCATGCTGAAGGTCTTCCGGCTACAGGAGGCGAAACCCGCCCGCTTCGGCGCCAGCCGCCACCTGACGCTCCGCCCGCAAGCGGGACGCCTCGGCGACTGGCTCGACGGCGAGAGGGTGCTCCGCACGTCTGAGCTCGAGGGGGGACTGATCCCCATCGGACGGCAGGACACGCTTCCCACCCGGAGCGCGTTCCCAAGCGGCTTCATTGCCCACCTTGTACTTGGGATAGACGGCCGCGCGCAGTGGCCCAGCTCAGCCGAGAGCGCCAGCCCGATCTGGAGCCCAGTGGGCATGACGGAGGAAGTGGTGCCCGAGGCGCCGCGCACCCGCTCGGCCTACATCATCCCCAAGGGCATCAACGGCTGCATGATGGGGATCGGGCGGTTCTGCGTCGGCCTCCTCAAGAGCCACCGGCGGCGGAGGCGTCTGCTGGCCGAGCACGATGGAGACCCGCGAGGGTGGGCGAGCTCCGGCACGCCCTATTTCGGGGGGCGGGATCGCGGATCAGATTTCGCCATCACGCCCTCCAATCTGGACGACGCGTCGGCGACGTTCCTCAGCCTCCACGGGCAGCCGCCCCTCACCCCCACCGGGGCCGTCGACGAAGGTGGTCCCCTGGAGTGGAAAGGCGAGGACACCCCGAAATGGGACCTCTCCGTTCCGCTCGAGCTGTCACGAGGCGTGCTCCGCGCCCTTCGCGACTGGACGCTCGCGAACGGGCGCCCCAGCTGGCTTATCCCCGACCACGAGGCGGCGAGCTGGGACGCCCTGATCGAGGCCATTACCACCATGCCCCTGGTCACTCCTGCGATCGATCTCGCGGGGGCGGTCATTGTCGCCCACCAGGGCACAATCCCTTCCGGGGCAATGGTGACCACGGGCCTCGGGTCCCTCTGCAATCTCGTGAAGCTCGGCTTGAAGTACCAGGCCATCCGGCTTCGCATGCGGAGGGGATGGGACCCCACCCCCACCAATATCGCGAAGGTGCTGCTCAAGATGCGCGGCCGGGGGGTGGTCCTCGCGACAGATGACGCAGCCATGGCACTCACGCCGGAGGAGTGGGGCTGGTGGAACACCCTGCGGCTCATGGGGTTCGGCACATCGACGGATCCGATGCTGATGTTCCTCCGGCAGGCCTTCCATCTCCGCACCGAGGCCGAGGTTCCCAACGGCCGCGCTCCCGACGGAGACCCAGCCTCTGCCCGAGTGATCCGTCACCCAATGCTCGGGCGGCTGGTCATGAGCACGATCGACTACGAACCCGGTCGGAAGGCGGAGCGACCCTCTGCTTACCGCGCGGGGATCGCCACTAAGGTCGAGCTTCTAGCAGACCACCCCTGGCCCGACGAATTCGTCCGCACGATCGCCGCCATGAGTCCCGGCCCAGGGGACTTTCTGGCGGACGCCCTGGAGCGCGGGCTGACTCAATGTCTGCTCGAGGAAGCGGAGGCGGCCACGCGGCTGGGCACCTTCGACGAGAGCATTAGTCGGTGGCTCGATCCGGACATCGACACGCAGATCGCGTACCGCTTCCCGTCGGAGTGGCGCGACTATCTTACCGGGTTATACCTTACCCGGCAGCGCATGCGGCTGCATCTCGTGGCCGCACACAGTCTCGGAGAAAACCGGTCGCTGACCGCGCTCGCCAGCGCCCGGCTCGCAGAGGAAGCGCGCGCACGATAGGAGACAGAAAATGAACGCGACAGAGATTCCGAAGACCTTGAGCGATGGCCGCACGGTCATCCTCGCCACCGAAGATGGCTTGGGGGTGGCCATGCTCAAATTCGAGGGCGCCGGTGACGAGGCGATCCTCACCGTCACAACCGGGGCGGGCGTCCGGCTGGAGGCGTCCGTTCCGGACAACGAGGTCGTGGCGCCGGAGGACTGGCAGGACGGGGTGACGCTGGAGATGGGCGCGGTGAGCGTGACCATCAAGATGACCGGAGGCAGTGAGGCGGAGGACCACTTGGCGTTCCTGGCGGACATCAGCGCCTTCGGAGGCGCTATGCGCGCCAGGATGGTGTTTAAGGGGATGGCCGGGGGGGTGCAGATCCTGGCGCCCCCCGGGACGGGAAAATCGACGCTCGTCAAGGCGTCGGGGGGGTCGCTGCTCGACGCGGACGACCTCGTGTTCGCCGTCCTCAAGTTCCCCGACCGCGTCTCGCAGCAGTTCGGGGAGCAGATGATCAGCTGGCAGGACAAGCCGGAGGTGAAGATGCTGTGTCAGGCCGCCGCCCACATGGCGCTGGTCAAGGCATGCATCACGGCGCCGGAGTTTCCGGTTCTGTCGGGGTGGTTGCCTCCCCCGGGGCTGTGGGCCGAGGTCCACGCCGCCCGGACGGTGGTGTGCATCCCCAGCAAGGGGTGGCTCCTGCATCGCGTCAACTCGGACGAGCGCATGAAAAAGGGCCACTTCAACATGTCGGACGAGCAGGTGGGCACCATCCTGCACGCGTTCGAGCAGCTCGGGCGTGAGGTGGAGAACGCTCGCGCTGGCTTCGTCCTCCCCCCGGAGGTCACGGAGCAGATCTTCTCCACGCAGCACAAAGAGTCGCCGAAGGGCGAAGAAAGCAGGCAGACATGAACGAGCATTACAAGCAGCTGGAGATCGCGGTCAAGAGGCAGCTGGCCACCGGGGGCATGGCGCCCGCGGTGCCCGAGCGAGTGGGTGCCACCGGCAAGGCGGCTGAGAGGTTCGCGGAGGCGTCTTCCCACATCACGGAGTTCGACACCGCCGCCAGCCGCAAGCAGTCTGAGCCCACGCGGATCGCGAGCCCCGAGGACAACCCCCTCCCTGCCGCGGGGCCGGCGATCCAGCCGCACACCGACTGGACGAAACCTGGTCCCAACGTCCTGTTCAAGGCGGAGGTCGGGCCCACGATGGACCTCGCCTCCGCTCTGAGGCACGCCACCGAGCGCGGGCTCTGCGCCTACCACCCGCTCGTGGGCTTCATCGTGATGGCGGAGGTGGTGTGCGCCTCGGTGAAGGCGGAGGTCCCCGGGGCCACGGCACGCGCGGTCATGCCGATGCGCCTCCTGACCAGCCCTCTGAACGGCGCCCTCTCGCTGGTGCCGATCGACGTGTGGTCGCTTTCGACATCCAGCAAGTCGGCTGACTGGAGCGTCGGCCAGGCGCTGCTCACCTCGGGGGAGGGACGGACGACCGCCCAGGTCCTCCGGGAGATCGGGGAGGAGCCCCTGGCCAGCGCCATCTTTCTCGGATCCGGCGGCATCCTCCCCGGAGGCCAGCCTCTGGCCCCCACGGCCCTGGCTGAGCCCAGCGTCCCCGTGGGCGCTTTCAACGCCCTGGTGGATGAGATGACCGCAATGATCGGGCGTCTGTCGACCATCCAGGGCGCCCTCATTCTGCTGGCGAACGGGGGCGAGGTGAAGCCGTGACCCGCGACGTGCACCGCGCCATCTTCGTGGCGATCGCGGAGAGGGCAGCGGCCATCGCCGACCCGGCCGAGCCCCCGTCGGCTCAGTCCGTGGAGCGGTGCCTCCGCGAGGCGTTCCGGCAGTTCTACCCGAAGGAGGGAAATCATGCGAGCGGTACGCAGCATCATCGCGGGTCCGAGCCTCATCAAGGGCCCGCGTCTGGCTACAAAGGAAGGGCCGGCTCTCGTCCGGCTCACGCGGGGTCTCGTCCTCGCTAACTGGTCGAGCGGACACCCGTTCCGCTTCGACGATGGGACAGAGCTGCCGGCGGTCTCGTTCTACCGATCGAGCCACCTGCGGCTCACCCCAAACCACCACCGGCAGCCGAACGACGGCGGGTGGGAAGACGTCCTCGTGCGCTGGTCCCTCGACGGCGCCGCAGAGGCGGACTTGCTGGAGTGCGCCGGACCGCGCGCGCCCTTGGACATCCTCGTGGTGCCTCGGGACGCGCTCCGCGCCCTGACAGCGGCCGGGCACCTACCCGGCAAAGCGCGCTCCATCATGCGGACGGAGCGCAACAGCGACGTATTCCGGAGCGACCAATTCTGCCTGCCGGATCCCTTCTCTCTCTAAAGCTCCGGCCCCCCAGTCAGCGGGGGACCACGCCCGTCCAGGGCCGAATCCGGAGAGAAGGAGATCATCATGGCACAGACCGGTACGATCGCGGACGCGGGCGCGGGCCCGAGCATCATCCAGGTGAACCCCGAGTGCGGGCACCACCGCCACGAATCGCGGTGGGAGGTCGCCTTCCACCAGGAGGTGGCGGCGCGCAACCGGGACGGGCAGGCGGCGCTCCTGGCCAATCAGGCGACCATGACGAGCCTGCTCACGCAGGTGCTCGTCAAGCTCGCCGCGACGACGGGTTCCACGTCGTCCACCCCCGCGGTGCCGCCCGGCCCGTAGGCCTCCCAGGCCACTCGCGAATCCCACCACAACACCCCCCCGACGCCCCTCTATGAGGGGCGCCGGGGGAGGTTCCATACGCCCGAAAATTAGGCCGCGCCCTATAAGAG